GGGATGGTTTATTTGGTGCTCAAGATGAACTTCCTTCTGGTTATAGAAATTATTATCTAGATGCTGGTACAACTACATTACCATATGGTACACCAATACCAGTAACACCAGCAACAACTTCTGGTACTAATGCTTTGCGTAGTACTATTATGAATCATCCTGGATATAATTTCACTAATTCATTGGATAATGGAAATGACCATATCCGTCCACATGATCATGAAGAAATTGATATTGAATTTGATAGTTCAAGATTAAGATCAGCAAGTAGTCTTATTGCTAATGTAAATATACCAACACAGGCAGATTTTTTGGGTAATGCTGATAATACAAACGCCCTACAAATAGATTTTAATGTATCACAACCACAAATGACCTGTGTTTACATCATCAGAGCATACTAATGGCAAAATCACAATCTACTAATTACACTAGACAGAAGGCACATTATGGTGGAATAGTTGGAACTATTCAACAGAATGCTTTAGAAGGTATTATATTGGATAAAGATCCTTTGAATCCCATATTCAAGGAAAATTTACCTGCAGGATTTTTAGCATGTGATGGTAAAGTATATAATGTTAAAGATTATTATTGTTTAGCACAAACACTTGGTATTGGTGATGAGTGTCGATTTAAAAAAGATCATGTAACATTAAGAAATCCAGATGCAGCAACAGGTGATTTAGGTCAGTTTCAAGTACCAGATTTAGGATCTAAAGTCATGGTTGGTGGTAGAGGTACTGGAGCATATGATGGTTTAACTAAATCAAATAAACCAAATATTAATAGAGTTGGTGTTGAGGTAGAAGCAAGTAGTAATGTTGGTACTAGAGTTAATTGCAATTATAACGGGTATATGCAAATAGACTCTGCAGTTGATATTGATTTTAATGGAAATGTTAGATATAACATGGTTAAGGAAACCAGCAAACATATTATGGCACAAGATGAATTTCAAGCACATGCTCATAACACAAACGTGAACCATCATGTGTTAAATTATACTGGAAAAGCTAGAATTGATGGTGATGGAAAATCTACTGGTGGAGAAGGAACTGCTGCTAGTCCATTTATAAATGTGAATGCTTTTGCTGGAAATCAAAGAGGTGAAGTATTAGAAAATACACCAAGAACTCAAGAGGGACATGAACATGGAATATCTAAACCAGATTCTTATGCTGACAATTTTACTTACAAATATAGTACTACACAAGTTAATTTGGATGAGATGCAATCATATATCGATGTAGATATATCAAATTTGGATGTTCTAAATCAAGTAGTAACACCATTTGTTATGGTTCATTATATAATCAAATTTTAACAAGGATATCAAATGGGATTTCAAGCAGGTCACTTTAATACTTACGGCAACCCACTCGTTTGTAGTTATAATGTTTTTTGGTTTCCTGATGGTAGCGACTGGGTTTATGATGAGATAAGCAATTGGTACATGTATTTCTTTGGTAGGTATGCTGAATCTGGTGGTGCTGGATATTGGAAAGGTACCTTTACTAATCCAAGCAACATGCCTGTGTATGGTAACTCTGCTGCATCAAGTACATATTACACATCCCTTTTTACATTCATTTATTACGGTGGTGCTAGTGAAAGAGCAGCAGTTGCTTCTAATGGAAGGCATACAGGCATGTCAACTGGTCCTTGTCCCGTTTATGGTTGTACTGATCCTAATGCAAACAACTATAATTCTAGTGCTAATACTAACGATGGATCTTGTACATATAATTATGGATGTACTGATCCAAATGCCACAAACTACGACCCTAATGCATATTATGATGATGGATCATGTAACTACATCATATACGGTTGCACAGATCCAAATGCAAACAACTATAATCCCAATGCTAATGTTAATCAAGGGTGTGCGTATAATACACCAACTGGTTCTTTCAGTGCCAGTCCAACTTCAATAATATCAGGACAATCTAGTACATTGACGTGGAATACAAATTATGCTTCATCAGGTACAATTAATCAGATAGGATATTCTATATCACCAGTAAGCAGTGGTACGAGGACTGTAACACCTACATCTAGTACAACATATACTTTATCTCTATCAGGATATGGTGGAACAAGTGCTTCTAGAACTACAACTATAACTGTTTATCAACCACCAAATACAAATATATCGTTATCATCTAGCAGTATTCCTCAAGGAGGTTCTACAACATTATCTTGGAATACAACTGGAGATGCTAGTTCTGCCAGTATCAACCAAGGTATTGGTTCAGTGCCATTAAATTCAAATACTACAGTAAATCCAACATCCACCACCACATATACTATTAGTGTCAGTGGAAATGGTGGTAGTGATAGTGATAGTGTTACTCTTACTGTGGTACCACCACCAACATGTAGTATTACTGCATCACCAAATCCAGTCCCATATGGAACTAATGTATCATTAACTTATAGTAGTACTAATGCTACCAATGTTAATCTATACAGGTATTATACTATAGATGGTGTTGAGACTCAAATGACAATAACAACTCTTCTCACGAACAGTACTAATACTTATCTAACAGACTCAATTGACTGGAATAATACTTATAACGGACAAGTATCAACATTAAATGCAGTAAGGTATATGATTTCAGCAACCAATGGAATTACTACTCAAACTGCTACTACTGCTACAATTCCTACATTAAGTGATATGATGCCTGATCTTATTGTTATTCCACCATCAGGTCCATTACCACCAGAAGATGAACCAGTAATATCACCAGATGTACAATCAAATTCATTATTGGTTGATGATATTGATTTACCAGTTGAAATTAAATCAGATCATCCAATTAAAGTTGATATTGATGATGCAGGTAATTGGCAAGATGTTCAGCAAATATGACCATAAATAGCTACGATACTAATAGATAAGAAATGACTACGTATCAATTTGGAAATACACCAATACTCGTTGATGAAGGACAAACCGTTCGTTTTAGGTTTAAGGCACCTACAGCATGGGATAGTTCTCAAAACGTAACAGTCCAGATTGGTCAAATGAGTACTGTGTGGGTTATCACCACAATTCCTCAAGATTTTGCTCCAGATACGTTTGCATTTACAACATTAGAGAACGCAGATCCAGATACTCTTTACACATATGGTGATGGTGCTAGGGTAGGAGAAACTATTGTTACTGTTGGTGGTTTGTCTGGTACTACAGAAGTTGAGGTAGTATTAACATCTTCACATATAAATCCAACTGTTAATGAGGTAGCAGTAAGACGTAAGAGAATAAGTCAAGGTGAAAGTGCATGGAGTTCGTGGGATATACCAACTGGTTGGATGGTATCAAATACTGATCAATTACAAATAAGATTAAAGTCTAATCCTGCATATGCATTATCACATTATGCTAATTTGAGAGTTGGTACAAGGACAGAGAAGTGGACTATTAATACTAAAGCTCCAGTACCAAATTTCCCTGATCCATTCCCAGCATTTTTATGGTTAGAGGATAGAAAATTAGACGTTGATGTTTATAGTAATGTAGTACAGATTCAGGGTATGTCTGATCCTGGATTAATAGTTACTGATAATAATGCGAAGATTGGTATATCAAGTAGTAATACTACTGTTACAAATTCTGATGGATATCAAGTATTAGATGGAGTAACATTTGTTGAATCTTCTAGTTCACCTACTATTACCAATGCTCAATTCATACAGTTGATGTTGAGATCATCAGCAACTGCTAATACTGCTATTTCGGTAAATTATAACATTGGTACTGGTGCATCAGGAAGTATATGGAGAGTTGAAACAGGTGATTTACCATCAATTACTCCTGATACCTTTATATTTTCTGATAAGATTGATCAAGATGAAGATGTTTTAATTGAATCTGATCAACAACCTAGTGGTGGTCTTACTGGACTGGGTACTGATGTAAGTGTTCCTGTTACTTTATTATCTACAACTGGTTCAGCACCAGGTGTTAGAATAAAACATGATGGTTCATGGTCTAGTTGGGGAATATTCCCTACATCAGTTGTACTCGGTGATGAGATACAAATAAGAAATAAATCCAATGCCACATTTAATGGTACAGTTTCTACTGAAATTAAAGTAGGTAGTAGAGAGATATCACCATGGACTATTACTACAAATAGTGGACCAGATACTGATGCTTCCTTTACACCACCAGGAAGTTTAACAAATACTGCTCCAAATACTATTGTTGTTAGTAGTATCGTACCAATAACAGATATCAATAGACCTATTACTATCTCTGCTACTAATGATGCAAAGATATCTGTTGACTTTGGTGCATTTGTAACAGGACCAGTAACATTTGATCCTGATACAAATACTTCTTTCCAATTACAAATATTAACCAATCAGAGTTTATCAGGACAAGTAACATCAACTGTAACAGTTGGTACTGGTAGTACAAATAATCCATTTACATGGGGTGCTACAAATTATGCTGTTGCACCACCACCTCCAGAACTTAAGGGATGTTGGTACAGTAAGAAGACTGCATTTGTTGACATGTCAGGTGGTGGATCTGGTGTCATTAGACAGAATAAAGAGGATGGGTATGCTATTGGCACAGTTATACCAATACTTAAAGATCCTGTTGATGCAAGTGATCCAGATCCAATGAAACAGTATGGTGAATTGAAAGGATCTACTAATAAAGGTAGGTTGGATGCAAAGTATCCTGGTTATTTGGATTGTGATGGTTCAGAGTATAATGTTGCTGATTTTCCTGATCTATGGAATGTTATTGGTAACACATATGCTAAATCATCTGATGATGCATCACAATTTGGTGAATGGGACAACACTACTAAAGCATATAGTGGTAAGTTTAGAGTACCAGACTACAGAAATAGAAAGATAGTTGGTCCTGGTCAAGTTGATGGTAACAAAGGAGCATCAACTATATTACCAATAGATACTGGATTACATCCTACTAAAACATTTAATGCTAGAGAAGCAGGTGGTATTGGTGGATATTGGTATGTTGATGATGTGGATGTAACTGCAGGTGACCCCAATCCATATCAGCAGATAGTAGGTGATGTAGGTGGATCATCAGGTATAAGCAGTGATTTCTTTAATTTTGGTACAGTTAGAACTGTATTATCTGAAGATATTACAGTAGATATAGAATTTGAGGTTGTTGGTAGTGTTACTGCTACAATTGGACCACTATCAGAAACACAGGTAGAAGTACCATCACACGACCATATCTATTTTAGTGCTGTTACTGCTGGTGGTGGTGGCGACCCTCTAATTGCATGGAATCAAAGAGCATTATTTGGTTATATGCCATATAATTTCAAAAACTCACCAACAGAAGCTAATAACTGGTTAGGTGATAAATTAGGTCGTGTATCATGGCCAACAGAAACTAATAGTCCAGTACAAGGTAGTGGAACCAATCCAGGTGGACATCCAATATTATACTTTAATAATCCAGATGGATCACAGGGAGGAACTACAGATTTTACGCAACAAATTGGCCTAGTAAGAGATACTTGGTTAAGTTATCTAGCACAAATGATGCCAGATTTCGAAAGAGAATGGAATTTAGTACATAATATAACAGAACTTGAAGATGAAGTATATGCTATGATGCAAAATATTGATGAAGATCATCCTGGTCCATTTGCTGGTGGTATAAGTATACAAGCAAGCACGTGGTGGGTACATCCAGGTGACTCCGTACCAGATGCATATTTTGTTGATTTAGGTGCTAGTATATCTACAATTTATTCATTAAGTTCGAGTGGAATAGCAACAGGTACTGCAGGTACTCAAACAACAGCAGGATCGATAAATCAAACAATGGATGGTAATTATGAGATATGGAATGCTAAAGTAATGGCTGCTATTGATACAAGAGAAAGTTTATTTAGAGTTGATGATTATGAAGCACCTATAATACATGAGGATAATGATTCAGAAACTTCCCAGCATTGTCATTACTTGTCAGAATTACCAATAACAGACTTTAATCTTGATTATAGTTATGGTAATGCTAATAGTGGAGGAGTAAAACAAGGACTTGGTACTGCTGCTTTAGTTAAACCAGTTACATTCAATCAATCCGATGTAAATATAGAATTAAACACTGGTACTTTCACCCTAAATAAGGGTACGAAACTACCTGCACCTAATGTAGCATTCCACCCTAACAGAAAGGTTGAGTTAGTTCCTAATTTTCACAAAGTAAAATATATTATTAAAGCATTTTAATTATGGCAGAAGAATTGACACCTTATCGTCCTCTCAACTTGATGAAGGATGATAAGTTGACTAAAGCATCTTTTGATGACTTTATTGGAGTATGGCACAATTTTGTACCTAAACCATGGTGTGATAGGATAATGAAATTTGGTGATGCTATGCTTGATCAGAAATTAGCTGATAAGATAGATCCACAAATTAATGATGTAATGCCAATTACATCTGATCATAGTAATGAAATAATGTACATGGATGGTCAATCTATGTACAATGGTAAGCATAATCGTCAGGATGAATCATTTCTATTAAATTATACTGATTCTGGTTGGACTACGCAATGCAATCAATTTCTTAAATCATGTGTCACACATTATATTGATCATTATAGTGTATTGCAGAAGATGGGTTTCTTGTCATCAGATAGTAAGTTTCAAAGAACAAAACCTGGTGGTGGATATCATATATGGCATCACGAGAATGGATCATACTTTTTTCATCAAAGAGAAATAGTGTGGATGATATATCTTAATGATATTGAAGAAGGAGGAGAAACTGAATTTTTATATCAAAAGAGAAGAATTAAACCAACACAAGGTACTGTAGTTATTTGGCCTGCTAATTTTACTCACACACATAGAGGTGGATTACTATGTGGCGACAAAGATAAATATATATTGACAGGATGGTATACTAAATCTGGAGAGAAATAGATGGCAGTAGCAACAAGAAAAGCAATGCTTGAAGTTGATTTTGTTAATGAAATAGCAATATATCACGATAAAACATTTCTTATTCCACCACCAAGTAACAATCCTAATGTGGTTAGATTTGAGGTGCCAAAGTATACCTTTAAATCTGGTATGAAAGAAAAGTTCTTAACAGAGGTTGTTGGTTCATATTGGCATGATCCTGATAAAGATGAATTACAAACAGTTATATTCTATACTGACAACACCTGCTTTGCACAACGTAGGAAATTGACATATAGTTTTGAAACTCAATCAAATTATTATAAGTCATATCAATTCACTGCTCCAGGTCAAGATCAAATACTTGAGTTGAGGAATAATATAATATTGTTTCTTGATGCAATTAAGTGGGTAGAGCAAATAGAAACTATCCAGATGACCAGTAAGATTGATGATGAACTATTATTCTTTGATCAAACTTATGGTAAGAAGAAAAGACAGAAAGAAGTGTCTTTACAAGCATGTGATTGGAGAGTTTTACCTGACATAGATGATAGTTATACTGGTGAAAAGGATGAGTGGAAGAAATATAGAGCAGAGTTAAGATCATTACTGATAAAGAAACCACAAGATTTTACTACACCACTTGATTTCTTTAAAGATATAACCACTATGAAGTGGCCAGTTGATCCTAAAACATATCGTACAGAATATCCTAACGGTCAAGATGCTAATGGTGATGCTGTTGAATATCTTAAAGCAGATGATCCAAAGCAATGGGTACAAACTGTAAATGAAGCTGCAACAGATGTTTGGAATAATAGATTACTTGCTATGAATGAATTGCGTGATAGTTATAATAATAGTACACAGATTGTTACTGCAGAATTGAGAACATTTATGAAGAAAATAAAATTAGAGGATATGGTTAGTGATGGTATAGATTATACTAAACTGTATACTCAAGAAGAATTTGATGCTCTTGGAGAATAACTATGACTATTAGTACAAACTATCAAGTATATGATCTAGAGACTGCTATTGGTAAGTATGCTGCAAGTATAAAACAACCTGTATTATTCCTTCGCACTACTGGGTGGAGTAATAGTAATGATGTTGATAAGATAAATGCATCAAGAGCAATTTATATTAATACTGTTCCAACAGACATGTATAATCAACTGATTACTGGTGAGTGGCATGTTACTGTGTTGGATGAGTTGAGTGACATTCAGCAGTTCGTTTCTGATACATTTCCTACATCACAAGCACAAGTTGCTGATAATCCAGAGATGTACATATATTATGCATTGTTTAATGATCAAGGACAAGTTATAGATTCCAACGAATGATATTCTCTGATACCTATACATTCCATAAAAGATATAGTCTCACGACTCAAACAGAGTTGGATGAGTATTCTGAAATGCCATGGTCCCATACACCATTGGTTGATACACAATACAATCCTGCTACAATATCTACTGTTACCAAGCAGAATTTGAACAAAGTGCTTGATTGGCGGTACACAATGAAGTCTAGAGATGTAATTAAAAATGAGTACAAGGCACTTGGTATCATCCATACAAATGAAAATGCAATAAAATCATACGTTAGTAAGTTCGATCTCTCGTATGATATACTACGTAGAGAGAAATCACATTATATCAAGGGAACAAGCACAGAACATTTGAATGATGTGTGGCAAAAAATAGAAAATGTTTTGAGTGTTAATGATGGTACACGTTTGGTTGGTATGACTCATGACGAGTATGGTACAGCAAATGGTATTACTGTTCGTGCCCATACATATGATCTATCATCATTTAATAGTCCACTGTTATCAGCATTGAATGAGTATAGCACAAGAAATTACTTGCATGTAGGTGGTCAGTTAACTATCTGTCCTGATAAGGTGATATTTAATACGGATTTCAAATATCCACGAGTCATTAGTGGTATGAAAGAGTATAAGAAGTCAGACTTTAAGGTTATGACTGGTGAAGATATGATGATGAATAAGATCAGACCATCATTCTATCAGGGTTTAAACAGACATATATTTGGGTTTAAGCGTTACAATCTATTGACACTTGACCAATGTAAGTATATACTAGAAGACATCTACCAAACAATAGGACACCCAAGTGCTGATTTCAAAGTTAATTTGCAGTATGTATTCTCTAGCGACGGTACTCTCACTGACATTATTTGTAGCAGGATATGTTATGACCAATTCGAACACTGCGAAAAAGTAGAAATGTTTGTCACTCCAGAAGGAGTAGATAGAAGAGCAACACCTATAGTATATACTGAATATACAGAAACTGGATTAAGTTATAAAACTTGATTTTTAAGTTTTTTGTCTTTTTGAAAAAGTCAAATAAATAGTTTTTTCACTTTTTTAGAAAAATGGGATTACCCGATAAAACACAGGAAATCTTTGATAAGGTTGTCGCATGGGATAGAAATCTCGTTTCTAAATTCCAAAAGAAATTTAATTTAACTGATTATCAATTACTTTGTATTTCATTTGCTAAAGGATTAATAATTGGTGCAATTTTATTATGATTGTTATTAATTGGGAAAATATTAGAATATTTACTATAATGTTATTATTTGGTATTTGGTTCTATTTGTTGAATGATTATATTAGAAAATAATGAAGAAAAATATGATATAATATCGATATTATGTCTACTATATAATAAGATTTACCTCAAAATTATGAAAGATCAAAATACAATTGTCGAAGATGAATCACAATTAGAGAAGTGGAATCGTGCCAAATCTATATTCATAGAGTCGCTAATTAAACCCGATCATCATCTACGAAGTTGTGCACATAATCAAAAATGTTATAATGAATTAATGCAAATTCGTGATACTATTGTTGATTTAGCATACAATATGTCATACCCAGATAATGATTAAGCAATCATTAAACTTATAGATAGTAAAAAAATAGAGATCAATGCTCATTACAATTGACATAGCAGCAATAATATTATTTCTTATTATTAGTGATCCTGTATGGAGAACTATGATGAGTATTGAAGCATGGAAACAATGGAGAAAGCGAAATCGTATTCAGAAATTGCTACATACTATTGAAAAGATTGTTGATAAGTATAATCTCAACGAGGTACACGCTAAAGTATAAAATAATGCAAAATTACGACATGTTGGTTGATAATATAAACCAGAAATTGTATGAAGTTTACAGTATGGGTCACACTCTAGGTGAGAGTGACTGGGATGATGATTCAGCAAGTACAATATCATCTAATATCATAGAATTAGTAGAAGAATACTATACTACACGCTAATTGACATCAATATGAATTGATGGTATAATATTATATAATTAAAATATATCTAATGGCACTATCAGAACAAGTTGAGTCCTCATTAAGAGAGGCACAAGAGAGTTTAAGAAATGCTCTAGCGTTTGCTGCAAGATCCGAGAAACCATATATTAACATGCACATTGGTAAAATGATGCACGATATAGACAATTTGATTAGTGTCCATGATCTACTTGAAACTATGGAGAACAGAGAACAAGGTAGTTCAGGACGTTTTGGTTGGAAGTTAGGAGATGACATTCTTGACTAAACATTAAGATTTATTAATTTTTAATGAAAAGTATGATAAAATAGTATTGTACTTCAAAGGTGTTCATTATGACTTGGGAAGAATATATTGCTAACGAGTTAAAATATTATGATGAGCATCCTGATGAAGATGACAGTACTATAGAGGCACATGCTTGTGGTATGGTCATGCTGGAATATGAGTATGCTGACTAGGACAGTTCACAAAGTGTCCACTAAATCCCCCACGGTGGGGATTTTTTGCTATATTAAGAGAGTCAAACAAATTCGAGGCATCTATGCTCTTTGAAATCATTCAAGAAAACGTGGACTTCATGTTCACAGATGTTGAAGAGATCGGAACAAGTGATGTATCAATTTGCGTGAACCGTATCATTGAGGAGTACGCTCCATACACTGAACAGTTTGCGAGTACACCGACTCGTAGAGAGATCCGTAGAGTGGTCAACAATTGTGTTGCCACTTTAGGTGACCTATACGAAACACAGAGGTTAGAGTATGCCACTCCACAAAGTGTCCACTAATCTCCCCACTATACTCAATCTGATGTATAGTACATATTGTTGAGGGATCACTAGGTTTCTGACTAGACTGACTATGAAGCAGTCACATGATGTCAGAGTAATTTACTTACCCTAGTCTCTTAACACCCTATCAGGCATTAGCAATTCCTAGTCTTATTGACATAAATGGATACTCTATGTAAGTCCTATTTTGTAAACCCTTTACCTACTTTTTTTACAATGACTGTTGAAACAAACTATGCAACTCTACTTGATTTATTTGTAGATTGTGAGACTGGAAATGACATTCTAGCAGTACTAGATGAGTTAGTCCAGAGAGTAGGTTAGTTTACATAATATAGTGGGCATGAGTTAGTACTCTTAATTAGACTTGGTAAACAAGTTAGCATAGAGTGAAGCACCTCTTGACCATGCCCACTACTTTACTTTTAACCCACTGATTTTTTCTTTATTATGACCACTTCGACACCCGTACATCCAGTGACAAAAGAAACTTTAAAACCTGAAACGGTTGAGCATATAGAAGAAATAATTGATAATAGTCTTATTAATGACTTTGACTGGGATAAAGCAATTGATTTTATCGACAAATATGGTGAAGATAAAATAGGATATATTGAGGACTATTGGCAAGCAATTGATGACATTTATGTTTCTGAAGGAACTGAACAAGAGGCAGTAGATCTATGGTGTGAGAATAATTATGTAGAGAACGTAGATAGTTGTGCTGAAGCATATTATGGATACTATGAAGGTGTAGAAGAGTTTGTACAAGAATACCTAGACTCCAGTGGAGATGATATTCCATCATGGGTTTGTATAGATTATCAAAGAACATGGGATAGTGGACTAGGATATGATTTTGAAGAGATAGAATTTAATCATGGTGTACATATATGGAGGGCATGGTAATGTCTTTCATAAGAAACGCTAATCCTGATGCAACTAATAGTGAACTAGATGCAAAAGAGATAGTTCACAATGTCACATTTGATGACTATCCATTTGCTGATGATCCATTTGAAAATTTAGATGGACTAACTGATTT